CCTCTAGCTATCCCATGTACAGAATCTATATTAGGATAATCACTAATTATTCTTTCAGCTACGATATCAACTAGACTATTAATATCATTCCAACTTAAATATATTTTAGATGTTGTGTCCCCCATTGTTTATTTTTAATGAATCAAAAAACTCTTTACGAGCTAAATTATCGTTTTGTTTAAATACACCATTTGCTTTAGTTGTAACCATTGCAGCTCCTTTATGTTTTACTCCTCTACAAGAAACACAATTGTGTGTTCCTACTATAGTAATAATAACACCTAAATTACCATCTGTAATTTTATTTACAGCATTATGTATTGCTGATGTTAACTGTTCTTGTATTGCTCCTCTTCTACCAAATAATTCTACTATTCTATTTAGTTTAGATAAACCAATAACTTGACCATCTGCTCCTGCTATATATCCTATATGAACAACTCCCCCAATTGTTTGATGATGATGAGAACACATTGAATTTAACGGTATATTACGTTCTATAACAATGCCATCATAACCATCTGATGGAAATGATGTAATTGGAGACATTGCTGTGTATCTACCAGCCCATAAATCGTTCACATAAGCTTTAGCTACACGTCTTGGTGTTTCGTTTGAATTTGGATCATTTTTCCAATCACATTTTAATGCATCTAAAAACTTACCAAAAGCTTCAGTTGCATCTTCTATCATGTATTGTTTATCTTGATCGGATAATGGAAAACCTTTGGCGACACCATTTGCAAAACCTTCTTGTACTACTTCTAATTCCTCGTGAATTTTTCTACGTTTGTTCATTTATATAACTTTTTAATTTATCTATTAATAATAACACATCATCTGGGTCCATTGTAATAGCACAGCATGTGTTTACATTTTCCTCTATATCGTCCAATATACGAAGGGCTTCTGGCTTTTCCAAATGTTAGCTTGTAAATTCTAACCAAGTAGTTAAAATATATTTATCACTAGATTCAGGCATATATCCTTTATGTATATAAGGCCAACTAGCAGGATGAATAATTAACTTACCAATTTCAGGTTTAACTTTAAAAAAATCGTCTGCTCCCTTTTCTTTAAATAAAAACCCAGTTTCACCACCTTTTTTAACAGTATTTAAATAAAGGATAAAAACAAATAATCTTCTTGAAGTATTTACATCTTCTTTTTCTACGTGCCAAGCATTATAATGTCCTTCATTTTTGTCGTACTTTTGAATTTGTAAAAGAGGATAGGAACATTTACCATTTACTAAAAAATGATGGTCAAATATATCACGATGGGGGTATTTTTCTAAGTAACCATCAGATAAAGTTTTATTAAAACCATTCATTACCATACTAGATAAACTAGCATTGCCTGTACCTGGGCTGTGTAAGATTTCGTAATCTTTAGTTTTTTTAATCTTGGTGTCTATACCTGCCCCACTTGTTCCTATTATAGTATTATTTAGATCATTTTCATAATCAAACTTACTAATTAGGGAGTTGCACTCACTTTCTGTAAATGCGTTTGGGAAAATTCCTATTGTATCTTTAAATTCCATGTTTTGTTTTTTTACAACTTCCACAAGTTTTTCTATACCCTGCGTTTAAAGACCCACATGAGCAAGTCCAAGCTGTATCTGTTAATTTTTTTCCTTTTTCTCTCATTAAACTTCTCTCTGATCTTCAAATGCAATGATATGAGGTCTCCATGTCATTCTATACCCATTATCTCTTACCCAATCGAATACTACTGGGTATGATTTAAATAATGATTCTCTTGAATCACCTGCGGGCATAAACCATACTTTTTCAGGTTTAACCTCTAATATAGAAATACATTCCATAATTTCAGCTAACGCTCCTTCATCTTTACCATCCCATACTGGTTTAATATGATAATCTGAATGGTATTCAATAGATTGTTTTATTGCTTCATAATTAAGCCTAAGCTTATTATGTCTATCAATCATTCTTTGGTCTGTAATTGCTCCTTGAGGAGTAGATACCCCAAGCACAGGTACACTATTGGAGAACTTAGGACTAATAGAAAGCAAATTAATAGGATAATCAGTTGGTAGAAAATGGCTTCCTTCAGTTTCGATAGTAATAAAAATATCTTTTTCATGAGCAAAATGTGTTAATTCATTTACTAAAGCAGGATGCATAGTAGGTGAACCACCTGTAAGCATCATCTCTTTTATATGAGGGTTATCTTCATACGCTTTAATAATGTCTTTAAAATTAAAATGTCCTTTTTCTGGATGGATACTTGTATACCAACTATCACACCAGCCTCCTTCTCCAAAGAAACATCTATGAGTACACCCTGTAGTTCTAATAACTACTGTAGGGTAACCTGCTCTTGATCCTTCTGATTGTACTGCTGTGTAGATTTCTACGATTGGAAGATTCTTTTCGTAGTCTGTAACCCTTTTTAATTGTTTGTGCATATTGTTAATTTTTTTGAGTGGTTTTTCATTCACTATTATATAACTACTCGCAGTAATATGCTGCGTTTTTACCATGTTCCATGAATTTAACTTTTGTAACTTTAACTCTGCCTTCAGTTTCAGTTGTAACAAATTCATTCAACTTATTATAAATATATTCAGCAAATTTTTCAGCGCCAGTTGCGGGTAGTATTCTTACTTGAGCTACATTTGCATCTCCCATTTGTTTAAATGCCGCTAAAAAGGGATCATCTTCTGCTACTATTATAGTATGATCAAACATATAATCCATCCATGCTTTTGGAGACATATCATCTATTTTAGTTTTAGCCCTTTTCATTCCTCCAAAATCCCAAACCCAATTTCTATGATCTAATTCCCCCTCAAAATACACTTTAAAAGAAATTCCATAACCATGTATAAATTTACAATGTGTATCTTCTGCTTTCCATTGACGAAACACTGTACTAAAACCGTCAAAAATTTTACTTGATTGATGTTTACCCATTATACCATGATTTAATTTGTTCCAATGGAAGAGCACCTGTTATTCTACTAAGTTCATTTCCACTACTATCTACTTTAACTAAGGTAGGAACATTTCTAATACCATATTTTGTTGATAGTTCCTGATCAGTGTCAACATTAATTTTTTGGTATGGAAGACCACTTTTTTCCATTATGGGTCCTAACATTTTACATGGTCCACACCAATTTGCTGAAAAATAATAAATTTTATTCATATTTAATTTTTAATTGTTATACTAATTCTTCTCCTATACCTACTACTTCGCTCAATATAAGTAAAATAACTGCGATATCCAAGCTAAACCATAAGGCTCCATAACCTAATAGGCGGATTGCTGATTTAACGAAACTAATTTGTTGATGTTTTTTAGCATCTGGTAATTGTTGTTTTTTCATGTATAAATATTTAGTTGTCCCGCTAGGTCTCGAACCTAGACTCTTCTGCACCAAAAGCAGACGTGTTACCAATTACACCACAGGACATTTAATTGTTAAAAACTAACGTAATTGCTTACTTTAGTAAATATCCAAGCTTTTCCTGGTCCTCCTTCACTATCAGGTTTACTTACAATTAATTGTAACCCCTTAAGGTAAAATAGTAATCTATATTTTTCATCAATTTTCTGAACATAGATGTATTTTTCCTCTAAATAGAAATTACCACTAACATAATTCCCTAATCCATCATATCTAACAAATTCATTAGGGGCTTTACCATCTAGGTATTTCATCTGCAAAATTTGATTTCCATCATAACTCTGCCAAGTACCATAAATATCATCCCCTCCTGGGTTTCCAATTCTTTTTGTTTGAGAATAAGAATTAAATGTTAACAATAAAGTTAATAATATAATTAGTTTTTTCATAATATTAGTCTAAAGATTTAATTGCTACGTGATCTGTTAATACACCCTCAACATGAGATCTAGCTACTTCATAATCCACTGGTCCACTTTCGTCTTCATATTGAACGGGATCTTTCCTACCCAAAGTAATAAATGCTTCAATTCGTTCAACAGACGAAGCAGATTTATAATCACTATTCCCACTAGGAAAAGGTTTATAAGAAGTGTTAGTTCTAGAATAAACTTCATCGAATCCAATAAATAATCTTTCACATAATGTAAGTCCATCTTTTAATATACCTAATTTGTCTGTTAATAAATATGGAGTAAAATAACCCACTCTTTCATGCTCCCAATTACCTTCTCTAAAGGCTTTATCATCTGCATCTCTAAATTCTTGTCTACAATCAGGATAAACAGCATGATCTCCAGCATGTATTCCTAAAGCAATATCACAATTTTCTTCTGTTCTATTTGCTATTGATAATGCTACTGCTTGAGTAATAGAAGCAAATATTTTATTTCTGTTAGGCACAACAGTTTCTTTCATGTTATCGTTTTCATAATGTCCTTCTGGTACATCATCTCCACCATCAACTAATGCAGAATCTAATAAATCAGCTAACCCATCTAATTTGATTTGTCGATAATTAACTTTATGTCCTTTATCTGCTAGGTAATCTACTAACTGTTGAGCTCTTTCTAATTCTACTCGATGTTTTTGACCGTAATCAAAAGAAATACCTGTTACTGTATCATACTCAGTTAATGCCCTTAGTAATAGTGTTGAAGAATCCATTCCTCCACTTAATGAAACTACACAATGTTTTTTTGCCATAGATAATTTTGCCATAATTTATTTTATTAATTTTTGCCAGGTATTTTGCGTATAGGCTAACGCTTGTAAATGTCTATTGGTTTATAATTATTAATTTCTCTAAATTTATTTGTATTATGAACAACATTCAAGTAATCAACTTTTTCATAATCAATTTTATAAAAATCATTCATGTTTGCTTTTGGTTTATTATTTAAACCATTATCCTTATACCAAATTCCTTCTAATGCCGCCATTACTGGGTTTGAAGTATCAATTGATTCTATTCTAGGGTCATTATCATACCAACCAAATTCTTGGGGTATCGAACAACCTAGTAAATGAAATTTAGTATCTTTTAATTCACTTAAGTTTAATAATCCCTGTACAAACCGTACTCTACCTAATGCCTTCCCCATATCAGTATTAGTATGTGGGAAAAAATCATTATACCAAGTAGCACCATAAGATACACATAATTTTTCATAACCTAATCCCACTAGTAGATTAGCACATAAATATGCTTGATTTTTATTTTCCCCTTGAATTACAGCAGTAATTTTAGTTTTTTTAGGGTATTTAAATTGTCTCCAGTATTTAGCTTGGGCTGCTGTACTACCACAACTCATCCAAACATCTGGTACTATAAATTCATCTGGTTCTAATTCTGTAATCCAATGTAGTAATCTTTCACTATTATATGCTTTTCCTAATTCGTGAAGCGAATTATCCATAATAACATATCTACCTTTATCTCTAGCATCTATAAAATATTGTTTATATTCTTCATCTATATCTAATAAATGAGGTAAACAATAATCATAATCATTGAACTCAGAGGATGCTGATAAAAGACATCTTGGTACTTCGTGTGATATTTTAGGCATATTTTTTTGGTCGTCCTCTACGAGAGACTTTAATTTGTTTACTGTATTTATCTTCGATAATATAATAAAGATCTATCAGTTCTCCACTGCATTTTAAACATTCTTCTACAGTTTGTTCTTTTGTAATGTCAAAATGTTTAACAAAATGAGCATATAATGATTCTAATCTAGATATTTCATCTTTTTCATAATCTTCCCACAATCTTTTACGACGAGCTTTGAGCATTGCTCCTTTTTCGTTAAATTTTGCTATATCATAGTCACACTCTACTTCTAATTCATTTAACATATATTCACATAAATACGCTTGCCACCCAAAACAAGATCCATCAAAATCACCATTAAATATTTTATCTCTAAAGCTAGACTTATAAGGTAATGGTTTATTTTTTGCTTCGTACCAACGCCACCACATAAATCTATTATAGTTTAATGGTTGATAGTTTTTTAGGCGTCTTTCAATGGTAGATTTTTTATGAGGTATATTAAACATTTCCTTCTAGTATTGCTGCTAGAACAATCATAACATAACCAAAACCAAATATGGTTAAAGTTGTTATAAAGTTAGCTAATGCTCCTATTGGATTTTCCTTGACTAAATCGTAAAATTCTTTGATCATAACCTTTATTTTTATTATTATACCGTAAATATACGAACCCTTATTCAGGTAGCCAAACTATTTGCGGGGTATCTTATTGGGTGTTGAAGAAAAATGTTTGGTGTAGCCTACAATATTCAGGACCAAAACCAAAGTATTGTACTGCAGCATGATAATAATCTCCATAATAAATTACAGCTCTATTGTATACGTTTGCTATATAATCTATTTGTTCCCAACGAGTAAAATCTTGACCATCTGATGCTATAGTCTCATGTAATTCCTTATTAAGAGTGCCATCTTTAAGTAGTGGTGGTTTGATTAATCCTGTTTCTTTATGTCTATAAATTCCAGTACCGGTTTCTATTGGAGCATCTGGTGTTAAATATATTACACATGCATATGTTGTGTAATTATCTGAATGTACCCAGCATTTATCTAAGGCAGTGCATAAATTAAAACAACCATTAGGAGTAGTAGGATCATTGTAAGCCTCATGGTCTATTTTTTGATTTAAAGCATTTTCAAATGCTGCTAGAACTGATGGGTCTTTAACTGATTCTGTTCTTTTTCCAGGATGATTACCTTTTTTATCATACCATTCCATATTTAAGGCTTCTTGCCTAACGAAATCTGGATCTGAATAAAAATCATCTAATATTATTAAACTTTGTCTTGACATAACTATTTTTTATTATTTTTAATTCTTTTAATTTTATCTAAAAGATTAGTTCTTCTACTTTCCTGCCCAACATAAACTCCTAATTTTGTTTTAGGTAAACTATCAAGTTCTTCTTCTAGTAATTTTAATTTTGATTCTGCTGATTCATAATGTGTTCCCTCATTTCCATTTTGTCCTATTATATTCATTCTATCTTCATCATAATCATCGGGAAAGCAAGTATAATCAGTAATTGGAAAATCAAATTCTTTATCTATTTCTACAGTAGTAGTAGGACCCTTTTCTTTTTCTTTAACTTTTTCTCCATACAAGTTATCTCTATATTTTATTTTTGGGTAGGCCCTATCAAAGGCAAAGTTAGCAGCTACAACTAAAGATATAGCTAAAGGATCAAATACAAATATTATAATAAGTAACAACCAATTTATAATTTGATCCATAGGATAACCGGTCAAACCCGATAGATACTGCAGTGGTCCTAATTCTCCAGCGACCTCGTTGCTGTTATCTAACTTCAGCACTTGTAGTTGAAATTTTTGTAAGCTATCTGATGCTACAATCCTTTTAGATTGTACCAATTTACGATTTTCTTCTTCAACTTCAATACGCTTTTGGGCCATTCTAAGCTCTGTAGTAGAGATTGTTGATCGAAAGCCTGTAGATACCGAGGTGTCTCGTACTTGGATGTTTGAAACTTTTGCATTAGATAAAGTACTAATGTTACTAGATATTCTGTCAATTTCTGTATCATATCTTGTTACATCATTTTGATAAAAATTAATTTTTTTATTTATAAACTCTTTCTGATTTTCAACCATAGACAATTTAGAATATGTCTCTTGATATGCAGCACTTAAAAATCCATAAATACCCATACTAGTTATTAATACTAATACTACAGTTGATATAGATAAATAAGTTCTTAGGGTTTTGTTAATTGTATCCCAGTATTGATATAATAATGAAGCTGTAACTAATTTAGCAAATTCTAATGAACCCGCCATTATAATAACTTCAAGTGATGCCCCCGCAAATAACTTACTTAAACCACTAACAGAATAAAATGCTGCTGATGCCGAAACAGACAAAGCTGAGAGGGCTATTAAGAAGGGAAATAATCCTTTTTTTATTTTTAATAACATATTTTTAGTTTTTATACCGAATCGTAGTCAATATACGAAATTTCTACCTCGTCTCCACGCTCAAGTGCTTCTGCTATTGGAGGATATATTCTTCTATAAGCATCTACTGATGCTCCTATAAAACCGTCTTTAGATTTTGTTATATTCTGTGTTTGTGTATCACCTACTAACAAACAACCTGCAGTATGTTCATCTGTATTACCAGTATGAATTAAAATATACTCAAATCCTGGTACATCTTGTACATGGAGCATACCTTTATGCATAGAACCATATTTGGCTGCATATTTAGCATGAAAACCACCTACTTTTCTTAATTTAACGTTATAAGTACCTTCAGGGATTCTTGTCTCTGATTTTATTTTATCTTTTCGGTATTCATCTTCTAATGTATATGCTAGAAATTTTCTTTCTGCTGTTACATCAAATAGTACTCCATTAGTGGAGTCCTTTTGTGAACTAAACCTAATTACTTCTAGTTTCATTTTTTCATGTGTTTTGTTAAATTGGGATACATATCGTAAAATACATCTGATACCCATTTTTCTATTTTTAATATTAATTTTTTCATAGTTAGTTATAAATCCCCGTATCTTTCGATACGGGAATAAATATTGAACACCCCCCTATTTTTTAACTATGTTATACAAAACAAAAGCTCCTACTAAACCTAGTAGTCCTTCTGCGTTAAGTGATCCTAAAATTCCCATGATATTACCTACCACGGATATTTCAGGCCAAAAAGGGATTCCTGCTCCTTTGAATAGTACTTCCATTACTACTCCAAAAGCGATTAAAGACACACCTATGTGAGTCAGTTTGTCAGCCCAAGAGCCGACTTTGTTTAGAATTTCCATTAAATTGGGTTTTAAGTTAAACAATACGATAACTAGCAACTATTTACTCCCCGGTATTTTTTTTACCGAAAATTTTGCCAACCTCAGCGATTCCGAATGAACCGAGGGTTATGATTACAAAGGAATTGTAAATGTAATCTTGTATTTGAAGTTCTTTTCCATATATTCCAGTAACAATATCTACTACTGCAAATATGACCATTACGAGGAAGGACATAAATCCTACTACGCTTTTTTCATTAATATTATTGTCGTCATTGAACAAATTTTTAAATGCCATCTGTTTAGTTTTTAAATATTATTAAAACTGAGCTTCCCTTTTAACTACTTCTATAGCTCTTAACATTTTGGGATAATCTACAGGACATAAAAGATCTAATCCTGCTTTGGCTTTAAATTTTATATAGGCATCTCCTTGTGTATACACTAATAAAGTTGGGGCCATTCTTATTCTAAGTTCTTTTTTCATTAATGGAGCTTTTGCAATATCTATACGATAATATTTTACTCCTTCTAAATCTATTAATTTTTGCCAGTCTGGAAAGGCATTTGCCTTATTAAATTCTGCCCAAAATTCTATTACAATAATATCTGCATTGTCATCATCAAACCCACCTTTAGGTTGGATTGTGTCTTCAAAATTACTATCATCAATCCAATATTCTTCTGGTACTGTACTTTGAGATATAATAAATTGGGGGATTGACAGTAGTAATATTATTAGATTTCTCATTTATCTATTTTTCTGTATATCGTAAAGGCGTTCATCTAGTTTTTCTAATTTTGCTAGAATATCTTCAACGTCTTCTTGAGTGTCCATAATGGTTTGTCGGATAAGTTCATCCTTTAAATCGTACTCTATTCTTTCTATTGGTGGTAGAGGTAATTCCATAGCTCTTGCTATGTCAGCTTGTAGTGTAAACCACATTCCAATTACCGTAGCCATACCCACTCCAAACATTCCAATTGTTTTAAAGTCTAATGAAAAATCTGGTTTGCCATCTCCATCGACGTCTATACCAAGTTTTGTTTCTTCACCTATCTTACGTGCCATAAATTTTATTTAAATGTATAATTAATACCTACTGTGGATTGAAATAATTCACTGTCCCACATTTTAGAATATTCTCCTTCTACAAATACTCCTAGGTGTTTTCCTACTTTCCAACCAAAATTAACTCCATAGGAATAATCATTCCATTGTTCTAGTTCTGCATTTGCCATTAATCCTCCTTTACCCCAATTGTTTCTATTTAGATATGAAAATTCTTCATCTCCAGCTACATATTTGTGAAAGGGAAGAATGTAATTTGCGTATGCATGTAACCAAAATTTATTTTGATAATGGTAATAATCAAAACCAACTATAGGTGCTATTTCAACCCAAGGGTCTAACAATTCCCATTGTTCTCCATTGTATCTGTTCATTAAATCAGTAAATACATTTTCTCTAAAATCAATATCAGAATAAGCTGCGATATTTCCATCAGCATCTTTCCAAATCCAATCTTGTGTTTCTACTCCTGTAGCAACATCTGTAGAAGTTGTATAATGATCTGTATAACCATATAGGAAACCTAAAGTATACCAAACATTAGCTGGGTATTCAAATACTTCACCATTTTCAGGATTTGTGTAATCTACGGTTTCATTTAACCATATTTCAACTGGATTGTATCCATATGCTCTTTCATGCCCACGTGCTATAACACCTGCTGATATTGAGAATTTTTCACCAATTGGTAATCTACCTCTTACTTCAGCTGAAAAGTATTCTAAGCCTATCTTATCTACTTCTCTACTTTGAATTTTTGCAATGTGGTATTTACCTGTATGCTTTACAAATAGATTGTGATTCTCAAACTTTTCACCTCTCCATCTTTCATTTTCAAAATGTATTTGATATTCTAAACCTTTAAATGCTGATGTTGGAGCAGAAAACGCTAGTTGATTTTCTGTCCCATCATAAAAGTTTTTTGGTTTTCTTTCGTAGCTAAATCTTGCTAGTTTTCTAATACCAAATCCAATTCTATAATCGAAGGGATAAACTGGTGTATTGTCAACTACTTCTGGTATATCATATAGACTACCATTTTCACTAGTTCTTACGAAATATGATCTTTCTGCCGCCTCAATTGAGTTCGACATATCACCCGCTCCATATACTGTTCCGTACTTTAAAAAATCAGTGTAAATCCCTTTAAAGAAACTAGTTTTTTCTTCGTCTTGGGAAAGTATTGGGGATGAAATTAGTAATGCAACGATTAGTACTAATATCCTCATATTATTATCTATTTATGTTCCGATATAAATATGAGGAAAAATTCTAAAGTATACTACCCATCACAAGAAAGACAATCTGCCATACGACTTCCTAAATCACCTTTAATTACTGAATCAGTTCTTAAATAGTATAGCGTTTTAACGCCCAGTTTCCATGCCTCCATATGAACTTGATTAATCCATTTTGGGGAATCATTAGGATCAAAAGAAAGATTAAGAGATTGTGTTTGATCTATATATTTTTGACGTTCTGCCGCTTGTTTAACTAATTCTAATTGATTAGTTTCAGAAAATGTTAAGAAAACATCTTTTTCTTCCGTAGATAGCACATTATCCGGTAAGTTTAATACAGATCCACCTTCTTGTAGCATCTGATCCCACCATTTATTTTTATTTTCGCCCTTAGATTCAAGTAGTGCTTCTAATACTTTGTTTTTTCTAATAAAAGTACCTTTAGCTCCATTAAATGTATAAACATTTGCAGGTAAAGGTTCAATTCCCGCACTAATTCCGCCACAAATAACAGAATTTGATACTGTTGGTGCAACTGCTAATAAATGTGTATTTCTCATACCAGTTCCTCTACACCATAATGGTTCTCCATATTCAGCTGCTAAATTCATAGATGCAGATTCTGATTCGCTTCTAATTCTATTAAATATGTTTCTAGTATGTACTGTAGATGCTACTGAATTAAATGGTAAGTTTTTCTGTTGTAAGAAAGTATGCCATCCCATTACACCTAAACCTAATGCTCTACCTTTAGATGCATGTTTATGAGTTCTTTTTAAACTTTCTTTGCCATTTGATTTATCTATAAATTCTTGCATTACTCCGTCTAAAAACCAAACTGCAGTTTGTATACAATCTGTGTCTTTGTATTCTTCCCATTTAGCTAGGTTAAGAGATGATAAACAACATATAAATGAATGTTCTTCATCAGTAAATAATGTAATTTCAGAACAAATATTAGTCATAGTAACATCTAAATTATTCATTCTATACGCAATAGGATTATTCTTATTAACATTATCCTTGTACATTATGTAAGGTTCACCAGTTTCCATTCTTGATTTTAAAACTGTAGCCCATTTATTCATTGATTCTGAGTCTCTAGCTTCTAGTTTTCTCATAAATGAATCACCTACAACAACACATTGATGTAAATTTAAACATTGTCTATTTGGATCACCCTTCGGTCTACGAATTTGTAAAAATTCCTCAATATCTCCATGTTCAATATCTAAATTAACAGATGCTGCACCCCTTCTTACATTTCCTTGGTTAGTTGCGATAATTGATGAATCAAATATTTTAGCCCATGGCACTACACCTTCACTTTTACCATTTCCTGTAATTCCTTCCCCACGTTCTCTAATGCGAGATAACGAAATACCTACACCACCACCAGACGCTGTGAGCTTCATTAGTTCCGCGTTAGTTAAACCGATTCCACGTATTGAATCGGGTGTATCTATACCAAAACATGAAATTGGTAATCCTCTATCAGTACCCATATTTGATATAACAGGAGATGCTAACCCAATCCAACCATTCCAAATATATTTGAAAAATTTGTTAGCTAATTCGGGTTTTTTAAGTCTACTTGCTGATGCATTTGCTACTCTTTTATAAGCGGTTCTTACAGTTTCACCAGGTAATAAATAACCTTTAGAAATTGTTGCTAAAGATATTTCATCCATCCATTCTGGGTATTGTTTTCCAGCTTCCCATTGACTATAATCTACTTGTAGTGCGTTGTTTTCCATATTTTAAAATAATGATCCTGCGTCCCAATTTTGAACACCTTTACTATAGTTAGTTACTCTGTTTGCAAAGAAATCTGTATGTTGTTTTCCACCTGATAGATTATCAAACCAACTCATTCTTTGTACTGCTTCTTTATCTATTCCATTTACTATTGCTTTATATCCTAAATCACCCATTTTAGTGTTTACTCTATGTTTAATAAAAGATATTAAATCATATTTAGGACAACCTGGTAAGTCTCCCATTTCATATACTTTATCAATAAAATCTAATTCTAGTTTTAATGACAATTTTGCTGCTTCTTCTATATCTGCTTGTAATTCTGGTGTATCAAATTCAGGATGTTCTTGTAGTAAAGTTCTAAATAACCAACACCCAGCATTTGAATGTAGTGATTCATCTCTAATACTCCACTCTACAATTTGACCAACACCTTTAAGTTTATTATCTAGTTTAAATGATAATAAAACAGCAAAAGATGAAAATAAATTAACTCCTTCGGTAAAAGCAGAAAATATAGCTAAAGATTTAGCTCTTTCATGCCAATTAGGTTCTCCATTATGAGAATCTCTTACAGTAGTTAAAGCATCAATTTTAGCCATTGTAGCTTCATCTTCTAAAAATTCACTAAAATCATCTAAACCTAATTCTTCATTTAACAAAGAATAGGCCTCTGCGTGAATAGTTTCAAATGATGCAAATGTAACAGCCATCATAATTACTTCTGGTTTTCTAAACCATTTAGTAACTAAAGTTGACCAATAATCATTTACTACAGTTTCGGTTTGTGCAAAACCTTTTAATATAGAACCAATGATGTTTTTTTCAGTCACAGAAAGATTCTGTTTCCAGTCATTAACATCACTCATCATTGGTATTTCTGTATGTAACCAATGTGCTTGTTGTTGTTTTAACCAGAAATCATATGCCTCTGGGTACTCAAACGGTTTATAAACCACTCTTTCCTGCAATAATGATGTTTTTGCCATATTAAATTATTTATTTTGAAATTGTGAAAAAATTAGGGTCGTAAGCCTTTTTTAATGCGGCTTTATCATATTTGTCTACATCTGTATCAAATTTGTTAGTTTGAACTGCAGGTGTAAAGTTTTGTTCATCTTCCACATCAGCATTATAATTATGTACTTCAAAATGGCCTGTTGCAGTATCTGCTTTAACCGCAAATGTAAGACCATCAATACCATACCTATTTTTCATAATGTGAAATCTACCAGTGTTTTTAACTTTGTCTTCTTTTTTCCTCGATAAGGACATTGCGAAATCAGATATCATTAACTTGTCATAAGAACCAGCTGCTTTATCTCCTTCTATAATATCGTCGTTAGCACCAGCCCTATTTACTTGAGAAACAGACCAAATAGGTATGTCTAATTCTCGTGCTAACCCCTTCGTACTTGTATAAATATCATCAATTTCGTCCTTACGCTCCCTACTTTTACGTCTTGATGAAAGTAGATCAACATAATCAATAATTACCAAATCTGCTTTAATTCCCATACCCTCTACTTTTTTAATATGTGATTCAATTGTTGACATTGTCGCACGTCCTGTGGGATATTCTTTAATTATTAACTGACCTGGTAGTTGAGGTATTACTTCTTCTGCTTTAGCTCTTAATTTTATAGTTTCATTAACTGGAGTTTTAGTAAAGAAAGCATCATATCTTTTTCCAACATAAGCTTCTCCTAATTCTAAAGTATAATGAAGTACATTATATCCAGCTCTTACAGCATAACCACCTAAAGCAACTAATGACCACGACTTACCACCTCCTGGACTACCAAATATAAGACCAAAATCTCCGTTTCCCAGTCCGCCTTGTAGAATATCATTGATTTTGGGCCAAGGTGTTTCAATAGTTGTTCTTGAATCCTCTCTATATCTTTCTTCAATGTCTTTAATATATTCATGTCCTACGTTTTTATCTTGTCCTGCTTTTAATGCCCCTTCAACTAAATACCTAATACCTTCAAAGTCCCCAGCTTTTAACATATCAACTGAGGACATTAAGGCCTTCTTCAATTGTTGGTTTCTGCAAAAATTAGTAAATTCTTCTTGAATATACTTTAAATCTTCGTCAGAACTAACATATGCGGTTTTTAATGATTCTTTAATCGCAATTTGTAATACTTCGTTGTCTACTTTTTGTAATTCAACTTTTAATACTTCTAATGTAGGGGTATGATGATATTTATCATAATAATTTAATATTTCTTTTATAGCCCACCTGTGTGCACTATTTTCAAAATATTCTTCACTAATAATATCATGGATATTTATTAAGAAGTCTTTATGAGTAAGCAGTGATGATATGACTTTTATTTGGAAATCATGTCCATACTGATTTAATGAATGTAATGTCATAACCTTTAATTTGTTTTATTGTTTATAAATGGGAAACTGAGTAAAAATATCATTTAACCATACATCTAAATTTCTAATCATACCTCCTAATTTATCTTCATTATATAACTGTGTAAACAGTTCTGGTTGGAAATCAGGTAAGGGCTCACTAATTAAATTATCAATATGTTCTTTACCTTTATCATCAATCATTGGAATGCTTAAATCCATAACCTTATAATTAGTTTCAATACGTGCTTGATCCTGAACTATGCGTGAATATACAACATGTTCCTTGTATTTCCTAGCAGAGATATCAAAAATGTCATCTAATGTTAATTCTTGAGTTTTTAATTCAGGGAATCTTTTAAATATACCTTTTGCACCTAATCCCTTAATACCTTTAATATTATCTGAACTATCACCTAATAATGTTTTATGTAAAATAAAATTTGAAGGTAATAAACCGAATTTTTCTTCTACTACCTTTGGAGTATAATATTCTTTCTCCATTGGTCTATATACAATAATTTTATCTGTTACTAGTTGTAAGAAATCCTTATCACTAGATACTATAAAACAAGTTGAATCATGTTTTTTAACTAATTTCTCAGCTAATACTGCTATAATATCATCAGCCTCAACTTTATCGAGTATAGTTGTTTTAATGGGTAGTAATTTTAGGTATTGTGCTATACGTACAATTTGATCAATTTTAGAATCATGTTCCTCCTCAATGTTATCAAACGCTTCCCAATTAGTAATTCGTTGTAAATTTCTTGTTCCTTTGTACTCGGAGAGCAAGTTCTTACGATTTATTGTAGAACCTGCTCCATCGAATACTACATAAACAGATGTAGGTTGAGTTTGTCTAATCATTGCACCTAAAGAGCGAAAGAATCCACCTAATCCTCCAATATGAACCCCATCAGGATTAACCATATTCATCATTGCAAAGTTTCTAAAAAATAGATTTAAACCATCTAAAATTAATACTTTATCATGTCTGTTCGGAGTAGATTCCTCCCCTTGCTCTTGGACTTCATCCAAGAGTTTAAATAACTCTTTATGCTTCATGTTTTTGTTTTAAATATCCTGCGAATCAAATAATACAGGGGTTACGTCCTCATTATCTTCTACAATTTCGAATTTACCACCACCTAGAATTTTAGACCATTCATCGGCATGTTCTTTCTTATATGTATTTTTGTCTTTATCAGTATCTTCGATAAAACCATGATTTGTCATAACAATTTTACCTCTTGACTGCATACCATTAACGTGGTTTTTATCAATTTGTAAATTTGTCCTTTTACCCCATTCTACTTGCATACCACCTTTAATTGCTTTAATTTTAGATGTTCCAGCATTTGAAATGTTTCCAAATGTAACTACAAATGTAGCATCATACCACATAGCCATTCCACCTTTGTTCATCATTTTTGGCTGACCCATAGGTGATTCAGCTTTAGCTGTCCAAACTTTGTTAACTGCAATTAATGTATTAGTATATGGTGCTGATTCTTTACGAGACATTACAATACTTTGGTTAACTGTGTTACCAAATTGTGTTGACATTGCTCCGGCATTCCACTCATTGTTATTTTTCAGTTTTTCAACTGACATTGCACAAGGAATAGATCCAATTGAATCCCAGAAAAATACTAAATCATAAGGTAAATTACCTTTTTTCTGCTCATTCTGTAAATCCATAATAAAGGCAGCTACATCTTCAATAGTATGTAAAGTTTCTCTATCTACATAAATAAAGTTACCGTCATAATCTACAACTTCACCATCTTTATCTTTAATTAGATTAACTTCTAATCCCATTTGGGCTGCATGTTCCCAATTCCACTTCATTTCAGTAATAATAAATACAGGAAGTAATCCCATATTTTGTGCTGAAACTGCTGCTTCTAATAGTGCTGTAGTTTTACCTGTATCAGAGTGTCCTCTTAATAATGAAATGTGTCCCATTGGTATACCAGGTACTCCTGCTACTTTTTGAAATGCTGGTGATAACGGTATCCAATCTTGTTCCTTAAATTTAACGTTTTTATCTAAACCCTTTGATGATTTAAATTTATTAAGGTCAAATTTGCTCTTAATCTCGGCAGACACTGCTGCCGAGAGAGACTTTGAAGGTTTTTTTGCCATACTTAGAAAGGTAAGTCATCAGTTTTACCATCTTTATCATCAAATAATGAGTCAAATTGGTCGGTTTTTGATTTCTTTACGTTCGAAGTGTCTATACTAAAATTAGATTTAGGGGCTTCAGATGAAGCAGGACCAGTTGGTTCTGAAACATCACCTTCTCCTTCTTCAGGAGCCAACCATTTTTCTAATGCTGATTTCATTTCATCAAATGTGAATTTTTTAAATTCAGCTTTAGGTTCTGGTTGTGTACTTGTCCAAGCTTCTACTTGGGCGGCATCTTCACTAAGTTGAGTTTCTTTAAGTCTAACTCTAACTGATGATTTATTATATGAAGTACCTGTAGCTTCTGGTCCTACTGTTTCAATTGTAAGATCTCTACCACCTACAATGTCAGTATAATCACCAATTTCATCATCTACTGCTAATGAAAGTAATTCTTCATAAATTAACTTTCCAAATTGCCATAGTCTAACACCTTTATCTTCTTCACCTCTAACGATTACAGGTGCAAAGATTCTTGTTTTAGCATCAAGCTTTTTAGCAAGTAAATAATTTTCCTTACTATACTCTTCTCTAAGTTTATTAGCGAATAAAGCAATTGGGTCTTTTTCACCCCAAGTTTCAGGTGAAAGCATTACTTTGTTTGTAATACCATAATAGAATTTTAATTCTGAAAATGGGTTATCAGCATTGTACGCAGATGGTACAATTCTAATTTGTTGTTTACCTATAGTTGGTCTCCAAAATGTTAGAGAATAATCTCTCTTTTGTCCCCCTACAGGTGTTTTTTGTTGGAGTGTATCCAACTTCTGTTTAAGTTTACTTAAATCCATAATATAACTATTTTTATAACTGTTAATGTAACCACAATATACGAACTATAATTTGGGAATCCTAATTATAATTCAATTATTTTGTGTATTTTTGTATTCAATTGGTTGAGTTCATTGTGTTGGGTAAGTAAAACACAATTTCTGTAATGTTGCCAATCTACCTGGAATTTAGTGTCTACTACACCTCCATTTAGCTTTTTAATAAGCTCATTAAGGGCGTTAATAGTATACAAGGTGTTGGACTCTTTTTTCCTATGTACTAAGATAGTATTTTCTGGTATGTCATGCACATTTCCTTGATCTACATTGTAAGTAACAA